CTCGAACTGTTGGAGATTGAGATGACACTGAAAGTTGGCGACCGGGTTACGTGGCGGAGCGGCAAGTCGAAGGCACGAAAGCACATTTATCCGCTTGGGATTGCGAATTGCGAAATTATTGGGTTTGGGGTTTCGGAGGACGGACAACCGGCGGCGCGGCTTAAGCTGCCGGAATTATTTGCGCCGACGACGGAGTGCAATGCGTACATTGCGGACCTTGAAGCGAGGGAGGCGGAAGATGTTGGAAATTAAACTCTGGTTATTGCTTGCGGTTTTTCTGGTGAGCATGGCGGCGGTAGCGTATGCGCAGCAAACGAACTGCACGACGTATCGGGTAGGCGACCGTTGGTACACGACCTGTAATTGATTTGGCCGGCGGATTTCCGGTCGGCTTTCCAGGGTAGTCGGCTTACAGAAAGGGTGTCTCGGGTCGTCGGCTGAGTGTCATATTTCACCCGTCAAGGCACCTGTACCCTGGGCTTATTTTGCGAGGTTCGTTGTGTGAAAGCACGAACTGGCCGGCGGGTTGAGGTTGGTCCTGTTTTGTCTGCCCGTCGGCCACCCAGTTTCCCGACGGAACGGCCTGCGCGGCTCGCGAAGGTCGGGAATGAGCCGCAACGGCGTGCGGTACCCTCACAAGTAAAGCGCGCCGGACCCTCCACACTACCCGTTGTGGGGACTGAGAGCGGATAACCACAACGGATTGGAACAGAGGAAACGCCATGCTGTTAATAGAGGCGAGTACGCCGCGGGAGTTTGCGCGGTTTCTACAGTATGGGCGTGTTGGTGATACGGCGTTGTATCATGTTGGGTTTCTGGCGTTGGACAAGGCTTATGCTACGGAAGCGGCACATGCGGAGTTGCCCGCATTGCAACGCGCCGTATGGTCTGCGCGTCAATCTTTACACCTCACACAGAAGCGGCTTGGAGCGTATTCGTATGAGTATCGAGCGACCGTCCGCGGCGGCGAGCCAGTTAGGGAACGAGCGTTTGATGCTTCGGGAGTACGCGGCCAAGGGGCTTGAACCGGTGCATTCCGGTGGGATGCTGTTTTCGGTTTCACTGGTTGAGCGTGTGAGGCGGGACAAGGCGCTGATGCTTGCGGCGCGTACTGACGAGGCCGAGAGCCAAGTTCTGTGAGGCTTGCTTGCGGGCGGTAAGGGCAACGGAGGCCCGTCGGGATGCGCGCGGCACCCGCCCGGCTAACGCGTATATAGTCGGGGCCTGTTGTCCATGATTTGGTTGATATTTCTGACGGTTTTGGCGGTGTGGCTGTTGGGTTCCACGGCGTTAATCATGTGCATTTTTTGGCACCGACAGTACATCTTCACACCTAAGGATTGGGAGGCGCGAAATGCCCCGGAGCTACCGCGACCGCTTGACGGCCATCTACTACATGGACGTTTTGCACATCGACGTGGCGACGATCAGTCTGATGCTAGGGACGGTTTCTGAGACCGAGCTATTATTTGACCGGGCGCGTTTGCGCGGCGCGTTGTCAATGCCGTTCTTGCCTATCGACAGTGTGTTGTTGAAGCGGATTGCGAACCGCGAGGAATAGATGACCGTTAGCAAATTGCATGAGGAAAAGACCACGCTGCTACCTATGGAAAAACTCAAGGTTGCGTATTTTCATTTGCTGCGTGGCGTTCCGCAGCATGTGCTAGCCGATATGTTTGACGTGAACGCCGGGCGGGTGGCGGAGGCGATTGGCGAAATCCGCAAGGCGATTGAGAAATGACCCCAAAGATTAGCAAGGGGGCGGCGAGCTATCGGCCGGCGACGGAAGAGGAACAGCGCTGCGGCAAGTGCTCTATGTATGTGCGGGGCGGCGGGTGTACGCTGGTGAAAGGTGCTATTAACAGCCACTACACTTGCGATCATTGGGAGCCGAAACATGGGTAACCTTGGATTGGTGTTGGAAGCATTTGCCTTTGTCTGTTTCTTCATGGCGGCGATCCCTTTGGGTAGCCCTATGTGGAACAGACTTGTCGCGGCGGGCCTAGCGTTTTGGGTAGCCGCGGAACTTTTCGGTGGGGCCGTCCGGTTATGGGGCGGGCACTGAACGGCTCCCGCCTATTCCGCCCGCGCCGCCGTCTATCTGTACGGGGTGTTAACCATGCACATATCGACGTTTGAGTATTTGGGACCGACGCAGCAACAGGTAGCGTTGATGCAAGAGGCGCGCGACGCGGTTGGGGTTTATGCCAGTGTACTTGAGCGGGTTTGCGATGACGGGCCGGACAAGACCTATCTCATGCGCAAGCTGCGCGAGGTAGCAATGTGGGCAAACATTGCGATTACCCGCAACCCTGATGGATCGCCGCGCTCATGAGCAACATGGTGGTTGGGATTATCATTGGTTTGTTGCTGGCGTTGGGGCTCGCGTTGGGGGAGGGCGCGTTTGCGCAGATTAACGTCAAGCCGATGCCGTCGGCCATTTATGCCATTCCGGTGATGCGCGGGGCGGCCGAGGGCGAGTGGATTGAGTGGAAGGTTGATGCAAAGGGCTATGTGATATGCAGCAAACAGCAACCGACAAACTAGACGACTTGCGCAAGCGGGTGGACGCGTGGGGGCCATTTGATGATGCCACCATGACGGGCGACGCGCGCTTGATCCGCGACCTCTGGCGCGCGGTGCAAGAGCGAGACAGATCGCTCAAAGCGGAGATTGATATTAGCTATGATCTTCGCCGCTCACTTAGGGAACTACAAATCCCCTTATACGAGCCGGTGACGGCCGAGGAGTTGGATGCGATTATAGATGGCTCGCAACTCGGCGGTGATGGCTCAGATATTATTCGCCAGCTCGGCCCGCTCTCCCGCCAGAGGAAGACAATGCATTGTGCATCGTGCGGAGCAGTAACGAATGACGGACAATGTGATTGTACGAGATACGGCAATCCACAATTACAGAAGCTGTCTCCGTACCGCCAGAGGAAGACATGAAGTTTAGACAGGGTTCAATTCCGTTCAAACGCGAACCCCAAGGGGTGACTGTTGAGGTGCACGATTTCGACGTTGTTAAGTTTGTGTGGGCGTTGCACGGCCTAGCGGCAGAACAAATGAAGCAAGCCAAGTCGCAAGTTGGCGACCCGACGGTGTGTTTGACTATAGCCGGGGTTTTAGCTTGTATAGGAACCGCCGTAACCGCGGCGATAGAAGGGAACGGAAACACCCATGAGCGAAATCAAGGAGACATTGGACAAGCTACAGAGACAGACGATTGAGGCCATTCAATCGTCACCGGAGGCGCAACCCGGCGAATGGCAACGGTGGTCGTATGTGGCAACATTTCTTTTGCAAATACTGGAATTGGTCATTCACAAGCACGCGCCGCAAGCCCTGATGGCGGACGAAACGATAGTGGACACCTCGACGGAACCGGGGATAGCGTCGGCGCCCGACGAGGATGAGGCGGAACCCGAGGAAGAACACCACACCGGGCGGCGCGGCCGGCGGCGATGAGCACCGGCAGGGTCATAGGCGGCCTTGTTCTGGTTGTGCTGTGTGGGGTGTTTGGGTTCTTTCTAGGACAAGAGACTGGCGGCGGGAGCGCGGTTGAGGGGGCTATTTTAGGCGCGCTTTTAGTGCTGATATACAAAGATGCCCGCTGAGAAATTCACCCGCAAGGCGAACACCCCGAAGAAAAAGCGGCAGTGGCAGCACGTCTACGAGGGTGTGTTGCGCCGCGGCGGGTCCGAGGGCTCCGCGATCCGGCAGGCGTCGGGGGTGGTCAAGCGCGGCGGCCGGCGCGGTAGGCGGGCCAGGCGGTGATACTCGACATTCCGTTCCCGCCGTCGGTCAATCGGTTCCGGCGGATTGATTGGAAAAACCACAAGGCATTGGTTGAGTGGCGCCGGCGGTGCGATCAATTCGCCCTGGCGCAACACATCAACCCGCTTCGCGACGGCGAGCGAGGGCAATACGAGGTGCGGATTACGCTCAAGGATGCCGGGCGTATTGACCCGGACAACGGAATTAAGGCATTGCTAGATTATCTCGTTAGGATAGAGGCGGTTAAGGACGATAGCCGGTTTTACTTGCGCCGCCTGGTTTTGGAATTTGGCGAGGCACCCGAGGGCGTCAGGGTGAAAATTCATGAGTTCGGAGTGGGTAGCGACGTTTGCCGAGACGCTAATTGAGATAGCGGAGGCCAGCGGGCATAAGGAAAAGGCACATTTCGCCCGGTCGTTTGCCCATGACATAGCCGGGTGCTACCTCAACGACGGTGCCTTGCCCGACCCGCACAAAAACCCGCGCGAGGCGGCGTGGCATGAGTTCAAAGCCTGGCGGTGGTGGGTATGATGCGCGAGTTATTGGAAGCAATTTGGCGGGAGCCGGGCGTTGTGTTTCCGCGACATGTTACGGGGTGGCTGACGCCAACGGACGTTGACGCTGAAAATGACCGGCGCGAACTTGAGGGGGAGCACCGATTGCGGACCACAAATAGTCATTCGGAAAAGTTTTTGGCGGTGCGTGGGAAGCTCAAAAAATGAAGCTAGACGTTCCGCTTCCCGTAGTGGCGCCGTTCCCGACCGAGCGCTTTCTAGGTTTCATCAAACAATTGCGGGTTATCACCAAGGACTACGGGCTTATTCAATTCAACCTACTTGGCACGCAACAGTACGTGCTTGACGAGATTTGCGAGGGATTAGAGCGCGGCGTCACCACATTTATTATCAACAAGGCGCGCCAGTTAGGAATGTCCACCGTCTTTATCGCGCTGGATTTGTTTTGGGCGTTTGAACATGCCGGGCTCGCGGGGGCATTCGCGACGCACAACGAGCAATCCCGAGACCAGTTTCGCAACATCATTGAGACATTTTTCAATCATTTGCCGCGCACGCACAAAGTCCGCTACTCGAAACATAACCGCTCCATGCTGATACTCAAGAACGGCTCGACGTTTCAGTATTTGGTTGCCGGCGTAAAGGAACGGACAAGTGCAAACCTGGGACGATCCGGCGCGTTCAATTTTCTGCACGCAACCGAGGTGGCGTTTTGGGGAACCGAGCAAGACCTAGCCGAATTGCGTGCGGCTCTATCAACACATTACCCACACAGATTACAGATTTATGAAAGCACCGCTAACGGGTTCAATCATTGGGAAGAAATGTGCACGCTGGCGCAGGACAGCCGGACACAGAAATTCATTTTTGTAGGGTGGTGGCGCAATGAACTGTATCGGTTCCAACGCCGCGACCCGCGCTATCAAGCCTACATTCCAAACGGCGCCGAGGAAAAGCTAAGTTACTTGGAACGCCGTCGGGTCAAGCAAGTGCAGGACACCTACGGTTACGAAATCACGCTAGAACAAATCGCCTGGTATCGCTGGAAGCTGGACGACGACGCAGCCGGCGACCAGATGAAAATGGACGAAATGTTCCCGTGGCTCCCCGAGGACGCCTTTGTTGCTACCGGGTCAAAGTTTTTCACCAACGAGAGTTTGACCGACGCGATGCGCCGTTCCCGGCGGCAGGCGCTCTCACCGTATCGCTATGTGATTGGCCCGGAATGGACCGACCTTGGCGTGCAGGCGTCGCCTTTGGCGCGGTGCGAGCTAAAGATTTGGGAAGAACCTCACCCGCATGGGCATTACGTCCTTGGGTGCGATCCGGCCTATGGGTCAAGCGATACGGCAGACAGGAGTGTTATCCATGTGGCGCGCGCGTATGCGGACAGACTTATTCAGGTGGCCGAATTTGTCTCGCCTACGGTCTCGACTTATCAATGTGCGTGGGTCCTTGCACACTTGGCTGGTTACTATTCTGGGGCTTCAGGCGCGCTAGTTAATCTGGAAATTTCGGGACCCGGAACCACCGTGTTCCAGGCGCTCAATGACTTGCGCGAAACCGTGATGACACAACCGCCGAAAGGAAAAGAAGCGATCCGCAATGTGCTCAACGCCATGCGGCATTTTCTCTATCGCCGCCCCGACGCGCTAGCCGGCGAGCTAGCTTATCAATGGCGCATGACGATGGACAACAAGCTAGCGATGATGACCGGCTTCAAGGACAGTTTTGAATTGCAGCGGCACATTCTAAATTCCATGCATTGCTTGGAAGAAATGAAATCCGTCGTTTACGAGAACGGGCAAATCCAAGCCGAGGGGCGCAAGAAAGACGACCGGGTGATTGCCGCGGCGCTCGCGCATGAGGCGTGGGTGCGGTGGTCGCGCTCGCGGCTGCGCGGCATGGGATTGACTTACCTAAAGTCACAGGAAAAGGAGAGCAACCCGACCCCTAATCAAGTGCAGCGAATGGCGATAAACTATCTGAAGGAGGCGAAAATTATGGTGAACGATACGGTACCGGGAACATGACGAAGCCGGTAGAGGATTATTCGTCATACTACATTGTAATTTCTGCAATGTCGGTTTGTGCAAGGTGTGATTTAGAAAGCCCGGTGGTGCATGTGCGCAAGCCAAATAGTTCAAGCAGCGGGCAAAGGCCAAAACGTAACTACAAGTTACGGGCAATCGTGGCGGAGGCGTTGGCAGACATAGGGTGGGAGTTGGACGTTAAGCGCGACAAAACATTTTGCCCCTTATGTAGAAAGTTGGGAAAATGAGCCTGACACCGGACGAAATCAAACGCGAGCTAACGCGCTTTATGTTTGATCCCCGGTACAAAGGCAAAGGCAACAGGGTGCCGCTAATGACGCTGTGCCGGTACGTCGGCATATCGCGGCGGCATGTTGAGGACATAATTCTCGGAGAGCGCAACGTAGGCGCCAAGGTGATAGCCCAAATGGGGCCGGCGATTGAACGGATAATGGACGGCCGGCTTAAATTTATCCGGCGCGGGTTGGTTTGGGAGATTTGCGAAACGCGCAAGGCGGATTATGCTGGCGCCGGTAAAACGGAGCCAGGTAGTGCCCACAAGGTCGTTTATCTGTCTAAATCGCTATTGTTTGAGAGAGTTCGATAGCGAGCGCCCCGCCGACAACCCCGGTTATTGCCCCTATTGCCGCGGCCAGCGGTGCCGGTGGGTGCCCAAGCCGGTCGCAATCCGCAGCGGCGCTACAACAGGCGCCGACCAAACCCTGAAAGAGCTAGCTGACGATTTTGGCATGACCAACCTCCGGTCTGCCCGCGCCGGCGAACGGGCGGCACCGCCGGTCACCCCGGCTAACGTCGTCAATTTTCACCTCAAAAGCGCGCCGGCGTGGGGTGGACAATTTGCCATTGGACCGGACGGCAAGCCGAATGCGATGTGCGTCCCGACCGGGGTAACCGGAAAAATGAAGGGCACCAACATTATCGACCAGAGAGCGCGCTATACGCGGGATTTTGACAAGGGCGCCGGCTCCGAGGTGCACGCGAGTTGGGGAACGCCGGCGGACATTCGGGCGGAGGTTTCAAAAATCAAATGATAATCCCGTATGCCAACAAAACCTTCCGCGACCGTAAGGTGTTGGAGGTACGCGACTGTTGCTTGTCGTCGCGGGAAACCCGGCGCGCACTCTATGACCTACGCCGCCGGTTCTTCTTGTACGGCACCGACAACAACAGAACCGAGCAAGTCAAATTCAATCGGGCACAAGCCCACCTCGATCTAGTCGCGTCGTTTCTCTATTCCGCCGACGGCGCCAAGTACGACATGAGCATAGGCCAGAACCAAGACAAGGTGTTGGTGGAACAGACCACGGCATTACAGGACTATTGGAACGATTGTTTTAGGGATAGCGGGCTTGCCTACATGATGAGCGACGCAATGTTGTGGTCGCTGGTTTATGAAATGTCATTTATCAAGATGGGTTGGTCTAACGAGCGCAAGCAACTTTACGGGCGCATGATAGACCCGGCGCAATTTGGGGTTTTTGACGAAAGCGAAACCGATCTCGACAACCAAGAGGCATTCGTCCACCGCTACCGGGTGCCGTGGGATAACGCGGTAGTCCGGTTGTTGCGCGCCGGCCTAAAGGATCAAATCAAAAAGCTAGGCACTGCCGTCGGGACCGAGCGCAACGAATACCCGCCGGTGTTTCAGGCGCTCATGATTAGCGCCACCGGCGGCACCAATATCACCGGCAACATTGCCGGCATGGCGCCGGCGACGTTCACCCCGGTTCCGACCTACGAACCGAAAAACGATATTGTCACGGTTGAATTTCAAGAAGTGTGGATGTGGGACGATGTGCACGACGATTACACGGTCATAACGATTGCAGAGCCCGATATAATTCTCACCGACAGCCGCGAGACTTACGAAAAGCTAGGCAAGGCCGCGGCGTCCGAGGACCCGCAAGAGTGGAACACGGTGACGAACCCGTTCCTGGCCGGCGACCACCCGTTTGTCCCGTTCTGCCCATTCAGCTTGCCTAACTATTTTTGGGGTGAGGCGCACATGGACCGCCTCATTCCATTGCAACGGTGGACGAACGAGCGGCTAGACCAGATTTCCGAAATGTTGGAATTGCAAGTGGACCCGCCTAAAGCGTTCTCCGGGTTCATGGGGCTCAACGACGAAAAGGCCGGCGCATTCGGCGGACCCGGCACCTGGGTCCTCGACCAGCTACCCAACGCCAAAGTAGAGCCGATGCGGCCGGAAATGCCGCAGGATTTATTTACAGAGTTCAACGAGATAGGTCGGATTTTCCTTGAGGCGAGCGGCTTAACCGAAACCGTCACCGGCAAGGGCGAGGCGGGGGTACGCGGCGGCGGGCACGCCAAGCAACTCGCGGCCACCGGTTCAAGCCGCATTCGCAAGATCGCGGTGAACATGGAACAGCCGCTAGTTAAGGTAGGTGACCTTGGCATTAAATTGGTGCAGCGCAACTCGACCGATACCCTAACCGTCAAGAGCGGGGAAAAATTCAAACCGTCGCTGTTCGCTAGCGAGCATTGGAACATGCGAATTTCCGGTCACTCGCATTCCCCGTTGTTCGCCAACGAGAGCCGCGAGCTAGCCGTTTTGTTGTTGAAAGCCAAGGCGATAGACCGCGAAATGTTTATCCGAATGCTCAACCCGCCAGGCGCCGACGCGATGCTGACGGAGGTGCGCAAAATCATTCAAGCCGACGCCCAGGCGATGCAAGCCAAGATGCAGCAACAGGGACCCAAACCCGGCGGTGGCATGAGACAATCGAAAGCGGCTTAAAAGGAGAGAGAACATGTTGGAATTTATGTGGATTGATCTTTCGACAACCGATCCTGATGACGGTATGGCGCAGTTAAATGCGGCCGGCGCCGCCGGGTGGACTTTCGGGTGGGTTTCGCCGGCTGTCTCCGCTCACACGCGCATATGGATGCAGCGCACGGCGGCAGCTAAAGAGGAAGCGGAAGCGGCTAAAGCGGAAGCCGAAGCGGAAGCAGCTAAGGCGGCAAAGAAAGCGGCTTAGTCTGTAAGCTGACGGGCGCCGTTTAACGGTCTATTCTGCTCCTATCGCCACCCGCATGACGCGGAGAGGTAAAAACAAAGGAGCACGAACATGGCACGTCGTCATCGTCGCGGTCGCCGGTAGACCAAAATGCCACGTCGTCGGAAACGAGGACGGAGATACTGACCCGCAACCCTCAGAGGGGAGCCTTTCATGGCACGCCGAGGTAGAAAACGCAGACACAAATAGTTAACGCGATCACGACACAACAACCGCATCCCACTTAACCCCGTCCCTCCGGCGGGGTTTTTTATCTGTAAGCTGCAATGCAACTCAAACGGCGCTACTAATACGCGCCATGCCACCGTTAGCGGCGCCGGCGCCCCCACCAACTACACCTGGCGGACCACTCCCGCCGCGGCCGGCCATGCCCGGCAGTCCGATGGGCGGACCCGGCGGTCCTGGCGGCTCGCCAATGACCTCGCCGGGCGCGGGCGCCGGCAATGAGGCAAGGGCCGATGCTATTACGACAAACGCAATGCGCGGACTACACCTTGCAATGGCTCAATATCCAATTGGGTCAAAAAAGTATCTCGCTTGCGTCCACGCCCTTCGCGCGCTCGCGCCAAATTTTGCGAAGGAAGAAACGCAACAAATGATCCCCGCGGCAAATCAACAGATAGCGCGTGCGTCCATGAGCGGCGGGCCAATGGCAGGGGCGCCGCCGCCCGGCATAGCACCCGCCCCGCCACCTGGCGGAGCACCCGGCCCACCCGGAATGCCACCCGGCGGACCTATGGGAATGCCGCCCGGCGGGCCACCCGGACCACCCGAAGAATAGGAGGCAGAACATGGCAGAAAGCACTTACCTGAAACCCAAGGGAGCAAGCGGCTCCGATCTTGGGATGCGCAAGAAAACAAACGGCATGTTTCAGAACGTGTCGTCCTACCCGCAACTCGGCGGCTTTTCCGACAGTGCTAGCTCGCCGGCTCCCGACCGGCCATTGGCACTTGAAAAGGGCGACCTAACTCGCAAGGGACGCCCGATCTAATGTCCAAGCGCACCCCGCCCGGTCACCGAATGCCGAAGCCGAGCAACCGGCTTGCAAAACGGCTTTCGACGTTCCGGGCGGGGAACCTTGAGGACCAGCGCGACACTCACCGGGAAAATGTTTACATCGACCCGAATAGATATTTTCGGATGGAAAGTAATTTTGGTTTACACCGCGACAATTGGGACCGCTTGGCGCGTGGCGCCCCGCAAGTTTTAGAAGGCGTCTTTACGAAAGAACAGGAACGCGCAACCCGCCGACGCACGCGCGGCATTGCTGGACCCAACCCCGACAAGGCGGACGACATGGCCGGCATCATGATCGTAGAGGGGCCAGGCGTGCAACAACGTGTCCGATCACAACCCCCCAAGGCGAAGGGCAGAGGCAAGAAGAGGTATTGAGATGGCAGGCGAACCAACTCCACAACCACCGGCACCCGAAGAATATGACGACGAGACTTTGAAGGCGGCCGGCAGGCTACTCGTACAGCTAGGACGCAACAAGGAAACCGGAAGGCAGTTCCGCAAGCTGGTCAAGAAAGTAGACCCGACGCGAACCTTCCCGGCCGACGACGTTCAAGATTTGCGCGAGGAAATGGCCGCGCGCGACAAGGCGCGCGACGAAAAGGCCGCACACGATGCAGTCGTCAAGGAATGGGAAGCGCAGCGCTCGACAGTCGCCGGCCGCTATTCGGCCGACGAACTGAAAGAAATCGAAGCCATTATGACGAAGGCCGGCACCAACAATTACGACGTTGGCGAGGAATTGTATTTGTCGCGCCGCAAGCCGGCCGACCAACGCGATGCGGTCCTAGACAACGGTCGCACCTGGTCGCTCCCACAAAGCGACGGTCTGTTTGAGGACCCGCGCCGGTGGGCGAACGACCAGGCGGTTAAGGTAATAGACGAAATCAAGTCGGGCGCCTTCCGCCCGTAAACGGGGAGTAACAGACAATGCCGCAATTCGGTCAAGGCATAATCCCGCAACAAGGCGCGGTCGCGGCCGAGCTTGCGGCAACCGTTCGCCGGGCATTCTTGCCGAAGGTGTTTGTGCAACTCTGGAAATCGACGCCCACGATGGCGGCGCTTCTTGCACATGCCCAGGTCGCCTCTGGCGGCTTGTCACCGATCACGGTGCCGTTGCAAGGCAACCCGATGGTGACAATCCAGAACGTCGGCTATGACGGGTCATTCAATCAGCCCGGCGTCACCCCTGGCATTCAGAACGCCGAATTTAATTTGAAAGGCTACCTCACCGCTATTCCGTTCTTAGGAATGGAAGGGCTGGTGCAGATTGATTACAGCGTCGTACCGCTCATCGAAGCGCGCATGAACGACGCAACTAACGTCACGCTTGACCGCTTTTCTACCGACATTTTCAACAACCTGACAAACACACAAGCGATGATTGGCTTGCCCGGCGCAATTGACGACGGAACATTTCT